CTTGCCCATGGCCTGGCTTTGTGCTGCCGGATCAGCGAAGATATCCTTCTCCTCTTCATACTCCTGAATCTGTTTGTCGAAGTCACGTCCCTGGCTTTCAACGATGTAGCGCCTGGATTTTACTCCAATCGCTATCTCGGTTTCGCTGGCCTTTGCTTCCTTGAGTGGGTCTATGGCTTCCATTTCCGTGCCGCACCACTGGGTTGTGAGGTAGGCGTGACGCTTCAAAAGATCGTCAAACCCCGGCGCATCGAGCAGTCCGCTTTCAATAGCGTCGGCGATCACCCATTCCCAGACGGGCTGGCAGAATTCGCTCACGAGCCAGGCCCGGCGGACTTTGAAGACCTTCCATGCTTCAAGGATCGCCGCCCGGGCTGCTGAGTAGCTCGACGAAAAATGCTGCGTGAGAACTTCATAGGGAATAGAGAGCCCGATGCCGATCTGCTTTATGACGGCCTGCACAAAGGCATCGAAGTTCATATTGGGTCGGCCGGGAGTTGTGCCTTCGAGCTTCTCGCCAGGCAAAAGCTCCAGAATCGTGCCGGGGCCAAACTTATGGTACTTGCGCTCGGGCGGCTTTGTCTGGGGATTGGCAAGGTGGGCTTTCGAGCGATCACCGAATATGCCACCGACATCGCTGGTCAGTGCCGCTGCGAAGAAAGCATTGATGACGGCCGCATCAATCTCGGCTTCGCTGTAGCGTGAGATCTGCTTGAACTTTCCGATGACGGGAGCGAGGAAAGGCTCACCCCGGCTCTGCCCTGGCAGGCGCTGGTGGAAGAGGTGAAGAGCGACGGCCGTACCATCAGAGTCAAAACGGGGAACGCGCACCGTCTCGCTGCCAAGGAATCGATCGGCTCCGGTTTTTCCAACATGATAGGCGATCGGCATCCCGGTTTTGTCGAGTTCGACCCCTTCCCGCACGTCGATATCAGTCTTGATCTCCATTGGGCTTCGGATGCGGGAGGCCTCGATGATTTGGATCGCAGTTCCCATGATCGCGCCCGGGCGGTTTCTAAAGCGCCGGACCGCGAGGCAGTCGCCGTCGAGCATGCTGGCCCGCAGAGCCTGGGCCTGAAGGGTGGCGAAGTTTCCGGTGCCGTGCCAGTCGGCTGTATTTTTGTTCATGTGAAGGGCAAAGATTTTCTCGGCACGCCGCTCGAACTCTCGCGCCTTTTCCTCGGTGATCCCGATCAGCTCGTGATCGATGCGGCATTGGGGCCGCAGTCCGTCGCCGACCACGTTGGTGATGTAGTTTTCGAGTCCGCCGCGGGCGATGCTTTCGTTTCGGTCGAGGTCGCGGGATTGATCGCGAAGAGTCGTAAGGACCGGCAGAAGTGATTCGTCGGCATTGGACGAGGGAGGGTTCCACTCGCTCATGGGTCCAGGTTCGCGCGATGTGGAGCGGTAAGGGTTGTCCACTGGCGGGAGCCTGTTCCATGCCGAGGGCATGAAGACACTCTGCATCCGTGACCACAGGGATGGCCTTTGAGCGTTAACGAGGTATTGCATGAATAATACCTCCACCGCTCTGGCGACGGATCAGGGCTTTCAGCTCTTTCTCGCGCTCATAAAGGAGCTTGAGGCTGGCGCGGGTGATGCGGCGGCGGTTCTGGTTGACCTCGATGTCAACCTCCTGGCCGCCACCGAGAATGGCGGTGATGGCCTTTTGCACGGCCGTGAGTTCCTCTTCGGGGGTCATTTGGGGCTCCGGTGGTGGGGTTACGCGGCGGGCAGGATGCCGTCGAGTTCGTCGCAGCGCTGGTCGATGTTCACGCTGAAGATTTCGCGTGCGGCGTCCGCATAGCGAAGACAGTCGTGCGCGTGGTCGGCTACGCCGGCTGTGGTTTCATAGGTGAGCTGGTATTTGCCGTCTGATTTTTTCCAGATGCTTTTGGGCGCGGTCAGTTCCTTGAAGAAGGCATCGCCGAGGCCTTTGTGGAAATGAATGATTTCAGCCGACCGGTACGTGGCGGCCTGGTCGGTCTTTTTTCGCTCCTGGAATTCCTTGAATTTGGCGATGGACTTGTCGATCGACGAATAGAGACGCCCGTGCGTGGCGAGCTTTCCGACCGAAAAAAGGTAGACGCCGGCTTCAGATTTTTCCGTGGGCCTGTCGACGATCGGTGCCGCAACGCCTTTGGCACCCTTGATCGGCACGATGAATTGCCGCAGAAGATGGCTACAGAATTCATAGACGGCGCCCGTATTGTGGCCCCCGGTGTCCACGGCTGTGGCTGCGATGCGCAGAACATCGGAGCCATTGCTATGGAGATAGGTGGTCTGGAGGCGCGCATACACCCGATCCCAGAGCTCGCCATCATTCGAGTCGCCGTATTCGATCCAGCGGTCGAGCACCCAGCTGTCCCCGCCCCGCCCCCAGCCGCGTGTGACGATATCGACATGGGACGGGTGCGTATCGACGCCGGCCGTGATAACGCCGATCCCATGCGGGAGGCGTTCGGCGGGCCAGTAGTCCTCGCAAAGATTCATCACCGATTCCGGATCGCGGGTGATGATCGTGTCGTCTTCGTAGGGTTCGCCAAGGCAGTTGTTGACGAAGACCTTCATCTCGACTTGGTTGTCGATGCCCTTTCTGAACTGCTCCAGGCAGTTTCTCCAGGACCACATGCCAGGCGGTGCATAGAGGGCGGGCAGGTGGTAGCCCCGGGCGCCGTCGATGGATGCCGCGGTTGCACGCCATTCGCCGCGCCGCAGCATTTCCGATTTATCCTGCTCGTAGTGGCGATAGCTGCAGCGAATGCAAAGATAGGCAGGGTTGTCCGTAGAGCGGTCAATCTGCGCCCAGACAAGGACTTGCATTTCACCGCAGCTGAGGCACGGGACGAAATATTTTCGCCTGTCGGTGGCGAGATATTCGCGCTCGATCCGGCAATGCTCTTTGATGGTCGGTGTCGAGTTGTAAAAGATCTTTTTGCGGCCGTCATAGGCCGAAGTCCGGCCAAGCGCGATGCCGCAGGGGTCGCCGTGTCCCTCGCAATCCTCCTCATAGGCTGAGACTTCATCGAATGCCAGGTACTGGATGCTCTCGGATCGGAGCGAGGATTCCGATGTACTGGTCGAGAGCGTGATGTGGCCGCCGGGGAAGTGCTTGGATATCAGCGTATCCTTCTCGCGCTTGCTGCCGGCGATGTGCTTTTGATGCTCTTCGACTTTGTTCCGAAGGTCCCGGCAGTTGGCAACGATCGGGTTGATGCGTTGCTTTGAGAATTTGTCACGCAACTCGGACACTGGCTGAACGATCATCATCGGTGCAGGCGCGGCGCCCATGACCCAGAGCATCCAGGCAAGGATCGTCAGCGTACCGCCCGTCTGCCAGCCCTTCATCAACACAACCCGCTCAATGCCGTTGTCGGGCATGAGCGCATCCATGATCTCAAATAGGTAGGGTGTGCGGGAGAATTCGACGAGACCTGGGAAGGGGTTTTTGCCGGAAACGAGGTAGAGGTTTTTCTCTGCGTACTGGGCGATCGTGGTGTCTGGGTTGGGCCGGATTCCGAAGTGGTAGTCAATGAACGTGGTGCCAAGGCGGGGGCTAAGATAATCAGGACGCCGTTTCATCGTCCTCCCTCAGGAGGGACTCGGTGCCAAAACGCTCACTTACCATATCCCTCAACGCTTTCGTGATCGAGGATTTCTGATAGACACGGAACGCGAGGCCAAGGTCGTTCAGCTCCTTCGTGAAGTCCTTGATGCGATCCTCGCCGAGATTATTGCGGATGAATTCAGTCAAGAGCCGCTTGAACTCGCGCTCCGCTTCGTTTGGCAGGTAGAGAAGGCTGTCGCGCGTGGCGCGAGCCGCTGTGAAGGCTTCGGCTTTGAATTTATCGACGCTGATAAGGTTGCCAGCTTCCTTCTCGAAGCTGAGTTTCGCCTGGAGGGCTTCGTAGTGCCTGAGCACACGATTGGACTCGGCAGGGGTCATCTCCTCCGCGTTGTCGCCTTCTTCGGGCTGCTGATCCGCGAGCTTCCGATCCTTGCGCAGGTCCTTGTTCTGATGCCATTCAAGGCAGCCGTCATAGATGATAATGCGAGGCGATCCGCCGTCACGGATCACGGAAGCGGAAAGGCGCTCGCCCTTCTTCGCTGCGCGGCTTACCGATGCCTGGTTTACGCCAACGATCCGCGCAAACTCGCGGATACTTGCCGTCTGCTTTTCCAAAAATCATTTCTCCAACGTGCCGACCATTCGGCTGCATCATGGAAATAGCAGATTGTGTTAAGCCATAGGAAGCGACTCGATGTCCGCAAACTGCGGACAGGGCTGGGTGTTCGCTGGGGTTGACGATTGGAAAAATCTGAGTTCTGAAAACACTTCTGTGTTGACCAATTCGCGCGGCGAGCGCTAAAAAATCACAGAAGCAACACTGGAAAATCGAAAAAATTGGATGCCGTAGTACCTATGCAGCATGGGTTTGTGGGTGGCGTGGCCATTCCACAGAAGTGTTGCTGTTGACGCAAAAAATTTTTAAATTTTGGCGAGAGAGGGCGGTTGATCGTCAACCATTGGCGAAATGGGGCCTGGGAGGACCCAAAACCATCAA